AATCAACTCTCCTTTGTAGCGAAATGAGGGCATGAGAACATGGCTAACCTGCTGAGTGTACGGAATCTTAAACATTTCGAGTAGCCCCTTCAAATATGACTCTAATTTGCTATCAGATTTAGTACCATCAGCCTCTAAAATCTTCTTATTACCAAACTTAGAATGGGAGGTCGTCAGAATCGTCTTTCTGCCTTGAGGCATATCCCCCTTGTTTTGCTGGGGCACTTCCGTATCCTTCTGGCCTCCATTCATTAACAACTGGGTTGTGCGTTCCGTACTTATCCGCTTCCCTCTTCGGCCATAAGCTAATCTTGACATACCCTTTGGCATCTACATTTTTGTTTAGAAAGTCCACAAACTTATCTACTTTGAAGGAGATGTCTGTAATCCTTGTTCCTTTGGCTTCTTTTTCAGTAACAAAGATGCCCTGCGCATAAACTGATGGTTTTTTATTCATTGGTTTGTTTTTTATTTTTTGAACTTGTTAAAAAGGGGCTTTTTTTCTCGGCTGATAACTTTGAGCTTAGTAGGTAAGTCCTTTTTCCGTTCTCACCTTTAGGCTGTCTAAGTATGCCGTATTTGACCTCGAAGTATTTTAGACCTGTCCAATTATATCTTCGGGGTATTGTGTAGTTTTTGTATCCTTCTTCATAGGCTCGAATAATCTGAGCCTTAAAGGTTAGATGGCAGCTTTGCAAAAGTCGTACAAGTGCCTTTTTTGTAATCATTGGGGGCATTTCTACAATCTTGTTGTATAGATGCTCAAATGCTGATGCTGAATATTTTCTTGCCATATTAACAGATTAAGTGCTTAATTTCAACGATATGTGCATCCATGTCTTGAGCACATTTTAATGCCTTCTTATATCTCGTGAACACCCCATAAAACTTCCCATCTTTTTGCAGTGTATATGCAGCAGGCATTTTGACCTTTGACTCTAAATTATCATCAAACATATCCTTAATGTTTTGACAAATTTCCACATATTTTTTATCAAAGTCCAATAAATCTCTATGAGTTTGAATGGCGTGGACTATAACAGAATGGTCTTTTTTATTGAAGAAATAAGCTATGTCTTTGAGCGTAGACCTCGTGTACTCCCTTGAAAAGGCAATACACAGGTATCGAGCCGTTATTACAGACCTCCTTCTTGTAGTGTCAAAAATAAATTCCCTTGGGATGTTCAGATAATCAGAAACGATGTCTGTTATCATATTCATGGTCTCCATGTCATTCCTGCCAATCATTAGAATTTATTTATGTCTGTTGAAGTAAACTCGCTTACCCTCGTGTATCTAAGGTCGGTATTTGCTATGGCAGTACCCGTTTCTCCATTCCTGTTCTTGCGAACCAAAATCTCCATAATGTTCTCAACCTTGTCGTAGTCAGGGTCGCCCTCATTCATAAAAGCCACAGGTCTATGAACGAATATAATCTTATCGGCATCATACTCCAACTGCCCACTCTCCCTCAAATCACTCGTGTAGGGGCGTTTATCCGTTCTCTTTTCGCTTTCCCTACTCAAAGAGGATATTACACACACCCAAATGTTTTGCCTTTTACTTAGTGCCTTAAATTGCTTAGAAATGTTTGTAACCTGTTCTACCTTCGTTCTGCTCGAATCTTCCTTTGTGGGCGATACTAACTGCAAATAATCGACAAATATCCCCTCGATGTTGTGCTGCCTTTTCAAACGAACCACCTCTGCCTCGATTGTTTGGGTTGTAGCATGGGGAAGGTCGGATATGTAGAGCTTTAGAGATTTGAGCTTGTCGACATATTTACCTATCACATTAACCTCCTCGATACTCATGTCCTTATCAACGTTGTTGAACTTATATCCGTTGATACTCGATATGTTCGACAAGAGCCTTGATATGAGCTGCTGCCTCGACATCTCCATAGTGATGAACCCAATGGAGTGCCCGTTATGCGACATATTGAAGGCTAACTGAAGCCCCAGCGTAGTCTTTCCGTGCGCAGGTCTGCCACCAAGCAATATTAGGTCAGGAGATGAGAACCCCGATATAACCTTATCGAGTGGTCTTAGGTATGTTGGGCTAATCTGAACCTTCTCCTGCCCATCCTTAATCCTAATCAGCTTTTGAGTCAACTCCATAGCCGCACCGTGAGCATCCTGAGAAATAGAGCCTATCTGCTCACTATTCAACTCAACAAACTCATCAAATGCCTTCTGAATGTCGAAGTCTTTGGCTAAGTCTGCCTTTATCTGCTGAAGCCTTCTCTCTTTGTAGTGTTCAAATAAATCGGCCTTGTAGGTGTGCCAATGTTCAACAGCCATAGCAGACTCGCCAAGCCATACGGTGTAGCTAACCACATCGGGAACTAATTTAAGCTCCTTCATCTTTTTCGCAACCGATATAGGGTCTATTGGCTTTTGCTGATGATACAAGTCTTTGATAGCTCTAAAGCAGTGGGCAAAAGACCCCGTGAAGTATTCATCACGGAGATTCACTATCCCTGCCTCACCCCGCATATCCTTGTTCATCAATATTCCAAGAACTAACCCTTGGACTTGGTCAATATATTGCATCTTTTGGGGGCTCGTATCCATTATGTTGTGTCTGTTGGTGGTCTAAAAACTCAGTCGGTATTGCATCTTCCCAGCATCTCTGTCTCAAATAGGTGGCTGGCATCTTCCTGTATTTGACATCCGACTTCCATCGGACATACAAAGGTACGGATTTTATGATTATATCCACATCTTCTTCACATAAATTAGCCCAAATTTGTTGGCAGAGGGATTTCCCCTCTTTTCTATCGTAGATTCTCCAAAAGATTTCAAACTTCTGCTGTTGTTCAGGGGTCAGTTCTTTTTCTTTTTTCTTTTTATATTTTCTTTTTTCTTTTTCATATATAATACTATTATATATATTAGATATATCATCCGATTTTTGTTCAAAGTCGGGGATGTCGATTTTCCCATCAACCATAGCGACTGCTAAGTGGCCAACCGTTCCTTGCTCAGGTAGACGCTCTTGAAAAGCATAGTCCATAATCGCATCATAAGCCTCTAAGCGGGCTTCATTTGGTAGCACCCTTATCGCTACATAGAAATCCCGACAAAATGCCATACAGTCTCTCTTATGGTCTAATGGAGTCATAGCCTTTATGACCCAATCAGGGATAGTTTTCTTTTCCATCACGCTACGTTTGAATAACCCTCTCTTCTTTTAATTTCTTCTCTCACGACCTGCAACTTTTCGGAGGCGGTTCGTTTGACTTCTTCTGTTGAGCCGAAGGATGCGACCCAGCTCATTGACTCCTGTTCAAAGGAGAGGTCGGAGGTCTTAATGCCTCGAATCCATTTTTTGTATTCTTTCATAGGTTGGGTTGGTTAAAGGTTTCGTCTTGTAATTGGTTAATAAGCCAGTCTATGCTGGTTTGTTTATTGCTGCTCATTCGTAAAAAAGGTTTTGGAAGTTAATCAGGGTGCGCTCTTTGTCCAGCACCATCAGCAGCATTTGTATTTCGTTGAACGTGCATTGGGTGTAGAAGTAGTTGGTCGTAAGGAACTCTATGCAGAACTCTCGGCTGTGCGTAAGTTCGTAGCTTTCGATGGCTGCGCGGGTTTCATCGCTCATGCGATCCCAAAGGGTTGGTGGTCTTTGCATTTTAGATTTGGTTTAGGTGTTAGTTAAGTTGAATTGAGTTCTTGAAGCTTATCCGAGATGATGATGAGGTCGCTTGCGCTGAACCATCCATCCCCTTGCTTGGGGTCGAAATAATACTCTCCGTTATCGGATTGGATGAATACCCCTATAAACTTCCCCATAAAATTAGCTTCGAGTACATAGGGGCTTTCAGTTGGGGTGCAGGTGATGTATGTGCCTCTCATTAGTCATATGTGTCTGGGTAGTGGATATTTGGCTCTCTCTTATCATACTCATAGGCTAATACATCTTGGATGAAGTCATCTTCGTCTATGTAACCTTCGATGGCCTCTAATACTTCCTTCGTCATATCGTGGGTGAATACCTTGCCATTCTCGCAGGTTGAGTAAACATCCCCATCTATATGCACTTCCATGCCCTCAACGGTATCGTTGGTCAAGTCCACATCGGTATCGTCATACTCAATTTCGACATAGAATATTATCATCTCATCCCCGTATTTCATTGACCTTGATGAATCTATAATTGTTTTCATTTTGAATTTTTAATTAAACCATTTTAGTTCTGTTGTTCCATTAAATCCTTTTTGCCATACATACCAAGCATAGGCAACGGCACTTCCGCCACCAGCAAGCATTTTTTCAAATTCAGCGTTCTTTGCACAGAGCAGTCGAGAACTTGAAATATAAACAGTCTTTGGCGGCTGTAATAGGAATAGCTTTTGCCGCCTCTTGCCCTCTAAAAACTGTACCTTCAAAAACATTGCCACCTTGTTTCCTTTAGGTATAATCTGTAATGCTTTTTCAATAAATTCTTGAGCATACTTGTATGGCGGGTTTGTAATAATGTCCCCATCCCACTCCGTGTTATCAATGCTCAAAAAGTCTGTTTCCGCT